GGACCACAAGGACCACAAGGACCAATCGGACCTATTGGTAATCAAGGACCTATCGGACCTATTGGTAATCAAGGACCTATCGGGCCTATTGGGCCAGCTGGCCCAAGTACAGCAATTAATGCTACAAATACAGTGACGGCTGGTACGTATTATCCAGTTACAGTGCAGTCCGCGGGTTCCGCAGTAACACCGTATATCAGAACAACTGCCACAGCATTTAGCATTGATTTAAGCACAAACGTTTTGACCACAACAGCAGTTAATGCACGGTACGCTGACTTAGCAGAACGTTATTTGGCCGACCGTAAATATGAACCTGGTACAGTACTTCAATTTGGTGGTGATAAAGAAGTTACTATTGCTTCTGTGGATATGACAACCAAAGTTGCAGGAGTAGTAACAACGAATCCCGCTTATTTAATGAACGCTTTCTTGCAAGGTGAAATGGTGGCAGATTTGGCACTACAGGGCAGAGTTCCAACTAAAGTTATTGGCCCTGTTGGAAAAGGTGATCTGATGGTAGCGGCTTCCGGAGGATATGCTCGATCAGAATCTACTCCACTGCCAGGGTCGATCATTGGTAAAGCTGTGGAAGATTTCACAGCCACTCCAGATCAACCAAAAACTATAATTGAAATAGTTGTGGGTAAACATTAAATAACTAAAACGGACTAAAAATGGCAATAAGTGTACAAACCCTATTACAAAGTAATTTACCCAGCAGTGCCTATGTCTACGACTTAGATGATGTTTCTTCGGCCACAGACGGCACAACCAATGCATTTAATTTAACATATAATCAAGTGTCTGCTAATGTAACCAGCCCGTTTCTTATAACAGTCACAGTGGACGGACTAGTACAGCCTGCATTTAGTACAGCCTATGAACCTACTATAGGTAGTTACGTACTAGCTGCTCAAAAAGGTTATACAGTTGACCCCGACAGCCTACAGTTAAAATTTGCAGATACTCCTTATCAAGGAGCACAAATATTAGTTAGAACTGTCAGCGGCACTGTGAACCCTACCCCCAAAGTTTACCCCTTCAAACCCCTAGATATTTTGATGGGCTATTAATTGATAAATAAAGATATTAATCTGGAGATATAATGGCTAGAAAAGCAATATTGGACACGTACTATACATTTACCCCTAGTACAAGAACTGTGGTAATTCCACGTGCAATACCACGTGAGCGTCTGATCCTGATTACCAATGTAACCACTAATCAAGTAATTTTTAATTTTTCTGATGCTTCTTTAAAAACCACTAGCTATTCAGTTGGCACAGATGGCGCAGGAAACACTACAACTACTGCTGTATTGAACTATAATACGACATCTATGTCGGCAACAGACAAACTACAGATTGTCATTGACGAATACGACGAAAAATTTGCACCCAGCGAAACATATACAGATCCAGTAAACAAACTCAGAGTTAGTACACCACAGGCTTTAATTGACACAGACTTTGAATATTCAACACAGTCTACTAAGTGGGAAAGTATAGGATTAATCAATGGACGTCCTTTTGCTTACTATTCAGCAGGCGGCCAAGTGCAAGCATTGACTAATATTACAGCCACTAATGGATCAAGAGTGATCACTGTGGCAACTACTACTCCACCAGCTGCTGGTTCGGCAGTATTCGTTCAAGACACTACTTGGCAACCCGCAGACGGATTGTATGTGGTAGATTCTGTAGCAGCAGGCACAAGTTTTAGCTACACAGCCAGATTGCCCTTCAATGGTCCCACAGGAACCATTTTTAACAGCAGTGCTACAGTAATATATAACGGGTCAATTTTTTCCAATGCTGCTATTGGTGTAAGTACTATAGTTGCAAATGGAACCAACGCATCTAATGTACAAGTGACTACATCACTACCACACGGACTTATGCCTGGCAACGAAATAGCATTAACTGGTGCTTCAGCATCAACATTTGCTCCTAATGGTAGTTGGGTTATCGGCACCGTGGCCAACGCTACTTCTTTTAGCATTTATCCAACAAATGCACCCACTGGTTCTATTACTGGCGGTACACTGTATACACGACCTCAAGGACAACTGTTACACAGAGCCTACGATGGCGGTGTACAATTTAGTAATTTCAGCTTTGGTCCTAATGAAACATATATGCGCCAAACACGCAGATATTTCCGTTATCAGTCTGGTAAAGGTATTCAAGTAAGCACTGGCACATTAGTTAGGCCCAGCTTCAACGTAGACCAGATAATTAGTTCAGGCACCACAGTCACAGTTTACACCAAACAAGGGCATAACATGGCTCCTGGGGTCACTGTTATTGTTAACGGATGTAATGAAACAGCCTACAACGGTACATTTACAGTAGCCACAGTAATTGATGCCTTTAGATTTACTTATACTGCAAATTCTGCACCCAGCGCCAGTACTGCCACAGGTATGCCACAGGTTACTGTATCCAATTGGTATGGAAGCCAAATTAGGGTGGGCTTGTATGATCAGCAAAATGGTATATTCTTTGAATATGATGGGCAAACATTATATGTAGTCCGCAGAAGTTCCACATATCAAATTGCAGGAACGGTCAGCGTGACTACCAATAACTGTACAGTCACAGGTGTCAGCAATCAGGGTGTTAACACACTATTCAGTAAGCAATTGGTTCCTGGAGATTTCATTGTATTAAAAGGAATGAGTTACCGTGTTCAATCTATTGCCAGCGACTCTAGTTTAACTATTAGTCCAGCATACCGTGGTCCAACTGCTACTAACGTAGTTGTTACTAAGACCATAGAAACTAGAATCCCACAAAGTCAATGGAATATTGATCGCTGCGACGGCACGGGTCCCAGCGGATACACCATCGACTTGTCTAAGATGCAGATGTTCTACTTGGACTATAGCTGGTATGGAGCAGGATTTATTCGTTGGGGATTTAGGGCAGCAGACGGTAACGTTGTATATTGCCACAAGTTAATTAATAACAACGTTAACTATGAAGCTTATATGCGTTCAGGTAACTTACCTGGGCACTATGAAGTTACTAACACACCAAAGTCTAGTATATTAGCACAAACAATGTCTAGTGCTAATACAACTTGTTATGTTTCAGACTTATCAGGATGGCCAGCATCAGGAGCAGCATTTGTTAAGAGTGCTGATGGGGCACAATTTGAACTAATAAACTATTCAGCTATAAGTCAGGATTATAGTTTACCATTTACATTAATTGCCGGCAGCATAACAGCCACAGGAACAAACACTACAGGTCTTGTAGCAGGTATGTATATACAAGGAAACGGTATCCCTGTTGGTACCACAGTACAAACAATTAATGCAAACACCAGCATTATAATGAGTCAACCTGCTACTATCACAACTGGTAACATTACTCTGTTGTTTAATCCAAGACTAACCGGATTAACTAGAGCACAAGTTGGTGGAAACTTGACTATTGGTACTACTGCAAACACAGTAGTGGCCACTGCGGTCAGTACCAGCGGCGTACAAATCGGTCAAGCTGTAATTGGAACAGGTATTCCTCCTGGAACTTTTGTAACAAATGTGTCAACAAATTCTAACGTTACGCTAAACTATGCCGCAACAGCCACAGGCTCTATTACTGCAACATTTGTACCTGTGGCTAATACTACAGCTCAAACCTATACATATAGTGCAACTGCACCCACATCAGTGGAACTATTTACTATATCGCAACAAGCAGGACCATTGATAAGCCATTGGGGAACCAGTGTTATTATGGACGGTAGATACGATGATGATAAATCTTTTGTGTTTACACAAGGAACTACTAATGCATTAACTATTACTCCTGGTTTAAGAGCCGCAGTTCAAAGTTTCCGTATTGCCCCTGCAGTCAGCAATGGTATTACAGGGTCTAGTATAGGTACAAGAGAAATTGTTAACCGTATGCAGATGGTGTTGCGTCAATTGGACTTGTTTAGTAACGGTAACTTCTTGGTTTCATTGATTCTAAATGGAACAGCAAACATAGCTACTCCAACTTGGACCAGCGTGGGCGGATCCAGTTTGGCGCAGTATGTTAACCACACTTCAAATACTACAATTGGTAGCGGCGAAACTATATATGGTTTCTTCTTAAATGCCGCTGGCGGAGCATCAAACTTTACCGCCACACAGCAAGAGTTGGATCTAGTTCGAGATTTGGGAACCAGTATACTAGGTGGCGGAACAGCAGCATTGAATACTGGCGTCTATCCAGATGGTCCAGACATTGTTACAGTAGTTGCACAAAATATTGGCACAGCTAACGCAAACTTGTTCTGTCGTATGAGTTGGACAGAAGCTCAGGCTTAATTAAAGGTATGGCTAACACATATGCAACAAACAACGGCAATACAGGTATTACCAGCAGTCAGTGACAGAACAACATATTATGTTGAACTGCAACCCAGCACTGCTGGCAGGACCACAGCACTTTATGTTAGTCCCACTCTTACATTTGTCCCAGCAAACAATTCTTTAACCACTACTGGTAATATCACAGCCGCTGGATTTTTCTACTCTAATGGTACAGCTTTAAGCGGCTCAGGCGGCGGCTCTTACTCAGGTGGCAACGTTTTTACAGCATTGACTACAACTACATTGACTTTTACAGGAGTAGCCGCTAACTCTATTAATATGGTTTTTAACAGTAGCAATGTGGCCATCGACTTTGTTCTAATTTAACGCTATGCCTACTACTTTAGGAAGTATTACTAGTACAGGTAATTTAAAAATTTCTACAGAAGCTTCTGAAATTAATTTCAGCGCCAGTGGTGTTATAATTCAAGGGCAAACTCAGTATACCACTGCTGGTAATTATAGTTTTACAGTACCTGATAACATAACAACTATATCTGCCGTGTTAGTAGGCGGTGGGGGAGGTTCGGCTTGGAGTGGTTCCACGGTGACTGGAGCTGGAGCAGGTGGAGGTGGTGGAGGTGGTGGAGGTCTAAGATATGTAAACAATTTGACTGTTACACCCGGCGAAACATTAACTGTGGTAGTGGGTGCTGGGGGTACAGGTGGAAACTTATCGTTTAACGGCAGTATCGGAGGTAACAGTACTATTTCTAGAGGTGGAAATCTTTTAATTTTTGCTGGCGGAGGTGCTGGCGGAGGTTATGCTAGTAATATTGGAAACAGTGCTGGCGTAGGAGGCACAGGCGGTAACGGTTCTGTGATAAGCGGAAATATTGGCGGTGGCAGCGGTGGCACAGGCGGTAGTCAACCAACCAACTCTGGTGGCGGCGGTGGCGGTGGCGCCGGTGGATTTTCTGGAAATGGTGGCACAGGCGGTGCTGGCAATACCAATACCGGCAATTCGGGCGGTGCAGGTGGCGGTGGGGGCGGTGGGGGCGGTGCCAGCCTGAGCGGCGCTGTGAATAACGGCGGTGGCGGGGTAGGAATATTGGGCCAAGGTGACTCAGGTGCTGCAACTACATTAGACAATCCAGGAAACCCAGGGTCGGGTGGTTCTTCACCTGTGGCGGGAGTTGGCGGGTTATATGGCGGAGGGGGAGGAGCTACCGAAGATGACACCACCAGCAACGGTCGAGCCGGTGGCACCGGAGCTGTGAGAATTATATGGGGAGTCTATAGATACTACCCAGAAACCAACACTGCAAATGTGGGTAATACGTATTCCACGGTGCCAACAAATTCTGTTAACTCTGCTTATTTTTTCAGCAGTGAATTTAATGAACTGGGATCATTGCCTCCCAACACAGTTCAACGAATTAAAGGTAACATTTGGTATATCAACGGTGAACTGGTAGAAATATAAAAAGATAAGTATAAGATATGGCACAGTTAAAATCTAACACAAGAATTTGGGGCAACACAATAGTAGACGGTGCGTTAAATCTTAACGGCGGCAACGTGTCTACTAGCTCAACTACTGGAGCATTAATAGTTTCCGGCGGCGCTGGTATTACTGGAAACTTAAACATAGGCAGCAACCTCTCTGTCGCATCTGGATTAAACAATCAAATAATTGGTAATGCCACGCCTGCAACAGGCGGATTTACTACTGTAACAGCCGCGGCCCTAACTTGTACTACATTTGGTTCTAATAGTACTGGAACTGTTTCTGGTCCTTGGTCGTTTTCCAGCACATTGACAGGGACAAGCACTATAACTTTGGGAGGTGCAACAACTACAGTTACATCATTGGGTACCACAGCTACATCTGGAACATTAGCTCTTGGTGGAACTGCTCAGACTGGTAACGTAACTCTAGGTCAAACTACTGCAAATGCTACTATTGGACTACACGTTGGCCAAACTGCTTCTACTAACACCAAAACACTGAATATCGGCACTGGCGGATTAGCTGGGTCTAACACCACAATTTTAATTGGACCAACTCTTAACGGATTTGGTACAGCAACATTTGCTACGGGTACCAACGTCATAATACAGAACACGGCATCATCCATTAGTACAACCACTGGTGCATTAAACGTAGCGGGTGGTATAGGTGTTGCCGGAAACGTCGTAGTGGGTGGTGTTGTCAGTGAACCAAACTTACCAGCGTTCCGTGTCTACGGCAATACTTCAACAGTGTATGTAGGAGGAACTACGGTAAGCAATCAAGTTATAGATTATAATCAAGGCAGTTACTACAGTAACACCACAGGCTTGTTCACTGCACCAACTGCCGGTCTATATCATTGCTATGCTACAGTACGTGTTGCGACCTTCAACGGCTTAAATCAAGCCAGTATTCAAAAGAACAGTAATAACACAGGGGCCAACGTCGTTGCTTTCTGGGAAACAGATACCAATACTGGCACAGCAGTACACTTCTCAATGACTGGTTACGCAAAGTGTGTGGCAGGCGACACTATCAGATTACAAGTTATATCTGGTAACGTTAACTTTGATATTAACGATAGCTGGGGTGTTACCTTTATAGGATAATTTGGTATTGAATATCCTTGGCACTAGACAAGCCAATAAATATTCTATATAATATCAATTATCTATGAGTACAGCACAAGAAAGTTCGGCCTCTTCTCTCCTACCCACACTGCACATCCTAACCAACCCTAGTGCTATCACACATACTAGGTATAGAATGGATCCGTTCAATGTGGCTGCATTGAAGTTTATTACTAATATGCAGCCACGTGGATGGAATATCTTACACTATGGTCACGAGAGTGCCGAAGTGCCCTGCGAGAATTTGGTATGCATTACCAATCAAGAACTGCCTCCACCAGAAAATGGCGACCTGTTTTTACACAAACCCGAATTAGTAAGCATTTACAATCAAAGAGCCACAGCACATATTGCGGCTCGTAAACAGCCCGGGGACATGATACTTTGTTTTTATGGATTGGCCAATAAGGCTACCACAGAAGCACATTCGGATCTCAAAATTGTAGAACCCAGTATCGGATATCCTCCCGACACAGTGTTTAGTCCATATCGCGCATTTGTAAGCTATAGTCAGATGCACTATTACTATGGCGTACATGGTAAACTACTAAGCCCTAGCTGGTTTGACGCAGTTATTCATAACGCATTTACACCCAGTGAATTTGAATTCAGCGCCGAAAAAGATGATTATTTTGTTTATCTGGGGCGTGTAAATTTCGACAAAGGTATTGATCTGTGCATACAAGTCACTGAACGAATTGGTAAAAAATTAAAGATTGCTGGCCCCACAGACACATTAGCACATCTAAGTTACTCCCGCATTCCAGATCATGTGGAACTTTTGGGCTATGTCGGCCCTGAAGAGCGTAGCAGACTATTGAGCAGAGCACAGTGTTTAATGGCTCCTACTCATTATATTGAACCATTTGGTAATATTGTAGCCGAAGCACAATTCTGCGGAACTCCAGTATTGACCACAGATTGGGGCGGGTTTGTAGACAGTGTGGTACAAGGAGTAACTGGATATCGTTGTAAAGACTTTAACAGCTTTGTTGAAGCTGCAAAAATAGTACACAAGTTAGATCCCAACAACTGTCGAATTTGGGCTGAACAAAATTTTAGTGACCAAGTTATTCATGATAAATTTGACACGTGGTTAAAGAAAATACATATCAACAATTTTTATGCATAAAATTTACAGTAAACTCAATCCCGAAAAACATTTACACACTGTTTTTCGTTATTTAGATATAACCGGGCGCAATGAAGTAGCTGATGAGCATCAGTTTCTCCAATTGGCCACATTAAGAATGGAAAAAGGTAAAACATTCCGCCCACATCAACATATATGGAAGCCAACCCCAGTTGAACAAATTATTGCACAAGAATCTTGGGTAGTGATCAAAGGCAGTGTTGAAGTTAGTTTTTTTGATACAGACGGACAACTATTAGAAAAACAGGTCATACGTCAAGGTGATTGTTCTATGACTTTCGAAGGCGGTCATACTTATTTGATATTGGAAGATGACACAGTGGTCTACGAATATAAAACTGGGCCTTATCAAGGACAAGCACTAGACAAGGTATTTCTATGATCTTAGGCGACGATGTTTACATTAGTCCCAGCGCAGAAATACGCAGACCTGAACTATGCAAGATTGGCAATCATGTGGCCATTGACAGTTTTTTCTATTGCACTACTCTATTAGACATTGGGGACTATGTTCATATTAGTCCGCAAGTAGCAGTAATTGGTGGCAAAGAAACTGCATTGTACGTAGAAGACTTTTGCTTTCTCAGTGCGGGGTCTAAGTATATTTGTGGCAGCGAAACGTTTCACGGAGCAGGTCTGATCGGTCCACTAATTCCCAAAGAATACCAAGATGAGCAACAACTATGGCCGATCACACTCAAGAGATTCAGTGGAGCATTGGCTAATAGTGTAATTTTGCCTGGCGTTACTATGGCTGAAGGTAGTGTATTAGGTGCCAACAGTTTACTCAAAGAAGATACAGAACCGTGGACTGTGTATGCTGGTAATCCTGCTAGGCCGATTCGTAAGCGTGATATGTATAAAGCATATGAATATGCAGAAAAACTAGGATACAAATATTAATGAGCAAATTTAACAGTTGGCCTTCGGGCAAGTTACCCAAAGAATTTCAACGTCCCGAGCTGGATTTAGTCAAGCAACTGGGGTATCATTGGGATGATCCCCGAGATGTTGTTGGTGTATTTGAACGTAAAGTTGCAGAGTTTGCCGGAGCAAAATACGGTGTAAGTGTAGATTGTTGCACACACGGAGTGTTCTTAGGCTTGAAGTATCTAAATGCCACAGGGCTAGTGGAAATACCTAAGCATACTTACCAAAGTATTCCTATGCACATCAAACATGCAGGTTGTCAACCCACGTTCAGAGATGAACAGTGGAGTGGTGCGTATCAATTAAAACCTTATCCGATTTGGGATGCCGCGACTCGATGGCGTCGGGGTATGTATCTGGGCGGTCTGCACGTAGTTAGTTTTCAAATTAAAAAACGTATACCTATTGGCCGCGGAGGAATGATTTTAACCGACGACCCAGCAGCCTACGAATGGCTGTGCAAAGCAAGATATGATGGCAGAGATTTAGACGTAAGTCAGTGGGATGATGATGCAGACATATGCGGTTGGCATATGTATATGACTCCCGAAGATGCTGCCCGTGGAATTATATTAATGGACCAAGTGCCTGACGATACACCTGACTGTGGTAGTTGGGAAAACTATGCAGATCTGAGTCAAAAGAAATTATGGAAAGAATAACATGAAAAAGAAAGCATTAATCACAGGTATAAATGGGCAAGATGGTAGTTATTTGTCAGAATACCTACTAAGTTTAAATTATGATGTATACGGCATTGTTCGACGTCACAGTGTGCCTGAAGGGCAGAGTAGTAGACTAGAACATATTAACGACAAGATTACACGCATCTATGGCGATTTAACAGACGAAATGAGCATCGCTAATGTAGTAAATCAAGTTAAACCTGACGAGATTTACAATCTCGGAGCAATGAGTCATGTGCGTATTAGTTTTGACATGCCTGCATTTACTATTAAAACAAATAGTTTGGGTGTGTTAAACATGCTAGAAGCATATAGACAATTTTGTCCTGGTGCAAAGTTTTACCAAGCCAGTTCCAGTGAAATGTTTGGAAACAGTATAGATTCTGACGGCGTGCAACGATTAACAACTCCCATGGTTCCGGTCAGTCCTTACGGGTGCAGTAAAGTTATGGGTTTCAATTTAACCAGGCATTATCGTGATGCTTATAAGTTACATGCCTGCAATGGTATTTTGTTTAATCATGAAAGTCCGCGCCGAGGCACAAACTTTGTTACTAACAAGGTAGTGAAAACCGCAGTAGAAATTAAGAAAGGGCTAGTTGATAAACTAGAACTTGGAAATTTAGACAGCAGTAGAGATTGGGGTCATAGCTATGATTATGTTCGCGCTATGCATTTAATCACTAACAGTGATACGCCCGCAGATTGGGTAGTGGCTACAGGAGAAAGTCATACTGTTCGAGAACTTTGTAAGTATGTGTTTGAAAGTTTGGATATGAATTACGAAAATTATGTAGTTCAAAATCAAAAATTTTTACGACCCGAAGAATTAAAATTTCTCAAAGGGGACAGTGCTCCTATTCGTGGTGAACTAGGATGGAAACCAAAATATACTTTTGAAACAATGTTAGATGAAATGATTGCACATTGGATGAAAGAAATAAAATGAAGAATAATATATATGTAATGCCCGGTGGCGGCCCTTTCAGTCGATTTTTACAATGCGGAATTATTCCATTGGCAGACATTGAGTTTGACAATGTATTTTTAACTTTGAGTCCCTTTGAAGAACACACTAACAATGATGAGTACCTCGAAGAAGCTGTAGGACATATTATAAGAAATAGATCTGCGATGCAATCCTACGGGATCGACCGTCCATACGATCATATTATGAGTTATGTACTAGATCAGAAATCGGACATGACTTATGAGTACAAAGGATTTTTACCGATTGGGCAGATGTACACTAAAGATAAGCCTATAGAAGACAGCAACAGACTGGCAGACTATAAACGTGTAATGAATAAAATTCATATTAATAATGAGGTTACTACTAAAGTCGACAACTTATGTAAGCTAGTAAATATTAATCATCGAACGTTAGGAGTACATGTAAGGATGACAACCATGTCAGTGCATACTAACTACAATCCTATAACTTTTGAAAATTATTGTACTGCAATCGACAACCAATTGGCTACAGGCGATTGGGATGGGTTGTATGTAGCAACAGACAATATCGAATCTTTAGTGAAAATGGAACAACGTTACGGAAACATCATTCGATATTATCCTAACTTATGGAGACTGCCCACTGAAGACATTACTGAAAGATGGCAATGGTCGTGGGAATACGAAGCATTCTTTCATAAAAGATTTTGGCAAGAAAGTTTTATGGAAGCTATCACATTGTCTAGATGCGGGGGACTTATTTGCCGAGACAGCAACTTTAGTAATGCCGCAGTGGTGTTTAGCAATTCGTTAAGACGTATAATACATTTATGAGACACGCTTTTTTTGTAACTAGTAGCATAGAGTTGGACCCGAAAAAATCTTTTAAAGGGGTACCAAAAAGAACAGTTTTCACAACAGAGGAAAGACTTGAGCATACTATATTAACATTAAAAAATTTAAAGGAAAAAGATCCTTCAGCTTCGATATATTTCATTGATTCTAGTCTGACTCGTTTTAGCGAGTTAGACGATTTAAATTTAGATAATTTTTATTACATACAATTAGAAAATCTTAATCCAGAAGTAGCTAATACAGTCAGAACGTACACTAGTAAATCGTATTGCGAATGTTTAATGATCCTAGAATTTTTTAAACATTTTAAAAATGAATTAAAAAAATACGACTTTGTTACAAAAATATGTGGCAGGTATACACTGGGCGATAATTACAGCACTTCAATTTTTAAGCCATGGCTTAAAGATAAATTTTTTATGAAAAAAGAATTAGTCTGGGCAGACGAACATATAAATTTTTTAAGTGAACAGGCACTGCCTAGAGATTTATTAGTGGACAATAAATTATATGGGTTTTATACTGTGGCTCATGCATTTGGAACTAGTAGATTGGACCATTATGAAGCTTTCATGGCTGCCAGTGCTCAAATGCAAATGGAACACGGTAAGTACTATCATCAAGATGTAGAATATACTTTACATCTATACATTAGAATGTTTGGCTTAATGAAAGATGTTGAAATAGTAGATTGGATTGTGGATGGTAGATGTGGAGTCACAGGAGATTGGGTGAGATATTAATGAATAAAATTACACAAATTGGTTATATGCCTGGTTATGGCTTATACGATAATCAAACTTTTACAAAAATGTTTGATAAAAAAATATCTATTAATATAGACAATGTGGATATCATTGAGGATGCAGATTTTAGAGTTTTGTTACAAAGCGAACCGCCAAACTTGTATATTGCATTTGCAGGTATGGTAAAAGAAAACGCTGATAAGTTTGATTTAATATTAACGTATGATGACAGATTGTTGGAATTACCCAATGCAAGAGAGTTTTGTGCAGTGGGTTCTTGGATGTCGGATAATTTAACGTTAGATAAACAAAATGAAATTAGTTTTTTAATGAGTAGTAAGATAAACGGGGATGCTTATCACATGCGTTTTCGAATCATGCGAAAATTAGAAAAATTAATCGATAATAAATTTAAAAACTTTAATGTAAATTGGTATCGCAGCCCCCCGCGGGTACCATCGAAAGATAAGTTTTTTAATAGAGCAAAGTTTAATATTGCCTGTGAAAATCAAATTATGACCAATATGTTTACAGAAAAATTACTAGATTGCTTTAAAACTTATACGATTCCCATTTACTACGGGTGCAAAAATATAGAAAAATATTTTAATCCTAAAGGCATTTTGAAATTTGATACATTTGAAGAATTAGAAAAAATACTAGATAATTTAGAACCTGAAATGTATGAAGAAATGAAACCATATATGGAAGAAAATTATCAATTGGCTAAACCATTTTGGGAAAAGAACATTTATCAGCGAATAGAAAATGAAATAGAAAAAAGTATGGAGCTTGATATTGTTCAACACGACAATTTTTTACATTCAATTATCCTCGAATAAGTATAATACATGAAAACTAATCTAATAATAACAGACAATTTTTACGGCGACCCTGATGTTGTTAGAAAATTTGCACTAAACCAGATATTTGACGTAAAAGGCAACTACCCGGGTGCTCGTACTAGAAGTTTTCTTACAGCAGAACTTAAAGAATCTATTCAGACTATAATTTGGAATGCTGGTGGAGAAGTTAATAATTGGTTTGAGAAAGATGGTTATACCGGATCTTTTCAATTGACTACCGCGGAAAACAGAAGCTGGATCCACACTGATCATTTTAACAAATGGGCAGGTGTGTTATACTTAACCCCCGACGCTCCGGTGACATCGGGTACTGGTCTTTTTATGTATAAAAAGAATAATGCAACCACTGCTGCTGAAATGGGCAACGAATCATATGATGCTCAAGACATGACTAAATGGCACAAATATGATGTTATTGCTAATAGATACAATCGTCTAGTGCTTTATCGCGGTGACTTGTTTCATAGTAGTTTAGATTATTTCGGTAATACATCACAGAACGGACGATTGTTCCAATTGTTTTTCTTTGACACGGCTTATTGATATGAGAACAAATACCATTGTTATTGATAGTTTTTACAGTAATCCAGATGGAGTCAGATCCTTTGCATTAAGCCAGGAGTTTGCCCACAGGGAAAACTACCCAGGACTCAGAACCAAAACTTTTTTAAATCAAAGTACAAAAGACTGTATAGCATCTGTACTTAAAAATGCAGGCGGGAATGTATTGAACTGGAACGAACAAGACGGGTTAACTGGGAGTTTTGAACTGGCTATGTCTCGTGATCGTAGTTGGATTCATACAGATCATTATAATACATGGGCCGGCGTATGTTATTTGACACCTGATGCTCCTTTAACAGGCGGCACAGGTTTTTTTAAATATAAAAAAACAGATTCTTTCCTTGCGTCAGAGTTAGAAACATATGAGTCCCAAGATTATACTAAGTGGGAACTATGTGACACTGTGGCCAACAGATACAATAGATTAGTGTTATATCGCAGCGATCAGTTTCATACAAGTCTAGATTATTTCGGCAACACCATGGAAACAGGTAGGTTGTTTCAATTATTTTTTATAACAACAGAATTTTAAAGGTCATATATGATTCACCGGCACAGCAATTTCTTAGATCAGGACATATTAGAAGCACTAAGAAAAAAGTACGAAACTAGTCGCGGTCAAGCAGTTTTTGAAGTAAATCATATGGGCCGATGGGGCAAAGGGCTTGAAGCAGGTTCTTATGCACCTGTGCTAATTTTACCTATTCCAGAGTATAGAGATTATCTAATAGAAAAATATCAAACTTTGGATCCTAAATTTAAAGATTATCCCAACTTGACATGTTTTATGCATGTTTGGCTTCCAGGAAGCCAAATAACATTTCATCACGACGCAAGTGATGATAATCCAAGACTCAGCAGTACTATATACCTCAATGAAACATGGAATTGGAATTGGGGAGGATTATTTTTGTACGATCATCCAGAAATGGGTCAGGGATGGATATTCCCTCACGGAAATACTATGATGTGGTTTCAGCCTCCCATCTATCATGCCACTAGTATGATTAGTTCCAATGCTGAATATCCAAGATTAAGTATACAATTATTCTTTAACAAATACTAATATGAACTTAGACCATTGGTTTCCGTCAGTAATCGGCCGAGAAGAACATTTGGGGTGGGTTGACCCTATGATCGCTGCCATGGACAAACAATTTCAAAAAGGTGTCAATAAAAACTTTTATTATAATGGCCAGACTACCTACGGTACCAATAACTTAATGGGAGAGCCGGACTTTGCAAAATTCGGTGAATTTATTCAGCAACGAGCCTGCGAATTTTTAGAATTGCAAGGATATGATAGTAGTAGAGTGCCATGGCGCCCTTATCTATTTGCAAACAGTTTTCTAAAAGGCAGTAGTCATCCCAAACACTTGCATAGTCAATGTTCTGTAAGCGGCATCTTTTATCTTAAAACTCCGCCTGGCAGCAGTAATATTACTTTTTACCCCAATCAATCTTTTAAAGACTTTTTTGATTATATGTTTATGATCAAAGATCCCAATAATTGGTACAGTCTTCCTAAGACAGAATATACACCTTATCCAGGATTACTATTACTGTGGCCGTCTTGGTTATATCACGAAGTAACGCCAAATGATAGTCAAACACCTAGAACCAGTCTGGTGTTTAATCTTTAATTTTTTCGTGAGTTTGAATTTTATTTCTAATTTTTTCAAACCTAAGAGTTCTTAGTACGCCGGGGTGTAATGGACTGGGGCTGTGTTCTATAGGTACCCAGCAATATCCTATGTGTTCATGATTAAGCAATGGTATAAATTCTTCTTCTACTTTAATTAAAAAAGTATGATATACAAATTTATTATTATTGCTGGTATATTTTTCGATAGGTAAGATTTTGGCACCTCGTATCTCACCGCCCAATTCTTCTTTAATCTCTCTTAATAATCCTTGTTCTATGGTTTCTCCGGGCTCAAGTTTACCACCGGCCAAACCCCATGTCCCTGGAAATTTTCCTGAACTTCTTAATAAGAAAAGATACCTATTAGTCGACGAACAAACTATTATTGCTCCGCATCCTTGATTTAGATGGTTATTTGCCATTTTCCTGCAGAATAAAATCCCTCATAACTTTTTGCCCAATTGCTGCCATTCCATCGATATTGAATATTAGTGGTTAAATTTGTAACATATTGGGTCTGTGTTTCGTATCTGTGATCAAATTCAACTGCCCAATGACTGCCGTTAAATTCTATTATATCATTAGTATACGCTTCTAATGGGGTATCGTCTATACCTAACCAATTGTATAAAGGTTGAGCACCTTCGCTGGTAACATAATCATTTACCAATAAGTATCTTGTACCTGTAGCTAAATCTTGAAGATCTTTATTAGGTCTGCTGGCCAACGGATCTATAATTGCATTTACTGGGGATAATGTATTGACAGGGATAGTATCAATATCCGGAGTCCATAGTAAAGAAGTGTCGTCAGACGGGTTATAAGCTACGGTACCTACAATATTGTTTCCGTCTTCGAGCTCAAACGTAATAGTGCTGGTACCATTGGTAAGATTTCCATATACATTTATTAAATCTCTCCAAGGTTCACTCGAACCTGATTTTTGAGTAACTGGTGTAAATGCAATTCGATCTCCAGTGTTTCCTACAACTGTATTACTAGTAAAAATTCGATCTCCGCTGACAGATAAAACCACACAATTTGTTACAGGACTAATGGTAGTAACAGCATTGGATTGAATAGAAACAGAACTAACTATCATTTTTTCTTCAACACCGTCAGAGTCTGACACATACACTGATGTGCCATTTACGTTGCCCGTTAGTTCTTTTATTATTTGCTGCCCGAAATTATCCTGAACGTGTTGATTGTATTTTACTAGTCTTATCTCATTGCCTAATAGGATTGTGCCATACTGTAACGGAGTAAAGGTCTGCCTACTCATTAAATTTGATTCGTTATAAATTGCTTCATCGATATTTCCGTTAGCGTCGAAAATACTAGCAATAATTTTTTGTACAACTCCTAATTTTTTGACTAAAGCAGGAGCACTAATAAAAATTGGTAATTCAAAGGTTAATGTCGCAACATCGATTGAAATATCAGTCCCAACTGGAACTGTTCTTGAGCTCCATTGTACGCTGGTCAGCAAAACATAACTTAGACTGGTCCAGTCTATATAATTGTCAGTACTTTGTATTTCTAATGCAGGATTGAACAGAATAGTTAGCTGTTCTAATAGTTGTAATTTTTGTTCGGTATTACTGGTCCAGATATCTAATTTAAGAGTTAATAGATATGGAACTGGCATAAGTCTTTCGACTGTAAGAACGTCTCCTTGGGTAGTAGAATATTCTCCGGTACTAGTATCATAATATCTTTCTCGTAAATTTAATTTTCCTACATACGTTGGATTTTGAACTCTAGATCTATCGTAAGTTAAATTATCAACATAAACAGCCATGGCAGGAACGGCATGAAGTATGTTTTCGCTATTTTGTTGTATAATGCTGGCCACTTGTCTGCTGCTATCACCATATACTACAGGAACTCGTTGATATGCAATTGTACCTTGTCGATCCTTGCCAAATTCGACTTGAAAATTAGACACCATACGAATGAACTGAATTATATATCTTCGTATCTGTTGATCATAAAAAAATTGTTGTAGGGCCATTAATTGTCTGCCTTGGGTGTTAGTGCTTTACTAAGCGATTGTCTAGTGGGCAATGTCTGACCTTCCTTAGTTGTAAATGTGCTTGTATTATTTACAAATATACTACGTTGTGTTTGATTATTTGGTCCTGGCGTTAGACTTGTTCTTACACTGTCTTCAATTTTAACCCATCTGGTACCACTGTATCTAAACAATCTATTAGGTACGTAATCTGTACGTAAAGCATAGTCCCCAATAGTGGGGCTGCTTGGAAAAGAAGTACCAACAGTAACAGGCCAGCCGTTAGGGGTGCTACCATCGCCTCCCAAATATGCAGGTATGTCTGTGTCCGGGGTGGTTGGTTGAACTGATGCAAAATTCGAAGTAGAATCAACGGTCATTGTGGTTATATCTACTTGTACCCCGGTAGGATCCCCCGGACTTCCGTCAGGATTAATTGGTTCTATGTATAAATTATCAGTATCTGTTCCGCTTTTGGGTACATCAATTTCTGCTTGTTCAATAATTGCATCATTGATATTAATTAGTTTGTCTAATGTGCTCAAATAATTTCCAACAGGAGTAGCATTTGCATCATTGCCTGTAAGCTGATTTAATATATCTTTATATTCTTGACTGTCTACTAACGGAGTTAATTTAACTCGCCATAGATGCGGCCACCACGTTTGACTGAACCCCTCGGCAGCAAAACTGGTATCCTGTACTACATAATATCTTTTTAATACAGATGGAATGTCGGCATCAAGTGGGTAATAATCTTTTTTATGTTGAAGTTCTAATACATCCCCTGACATTATTTTTCTACCCAGTGCTGCTACAGTATCATTTAAATGAAACGTCATGTAGATAGTATCTGCACTTAAGAAAATACCAAATTGTTTTAAATCAAAATCATTATCATTAACATTATAAACACCCCGAAGAGTATAGACGGAAGTATCATATTTTCGATCCCTGTTTTCTAAAAATAACAAATCTTGAATATTTAAAGCACTTTGGTTTTGATAAACAGGTTGAGTGCCATCTTTCCAAAAAATGTTAACCGGTTGTCCCGAACTAATGGTTGACGTGACATTAGACGAAATTGTTACAGTATTCGCTGAGGTATTTGTACTAAAAATTACAGTGCTGTCAGAAATTCCAATTCCGCTTACAGTTTGACCTACTTCAAAATTAGCAACATTGGAAAAGTATAAAGTACGGCCAGAAGCGGTGGTATTTGAAGTTGCATACGAATTTGCTTGGGTATTTGTTCCCACGTACTTGTGCAACAGAATACCGGTTCCGCCAACTGTAAATTGTTCGCTTATAACTTTATCGAAAAAGTTGTAGTCGTTAGTGTGGTTTTCACGCCACATACTTAGTCTAGGCATTTTTAATTCCGTTTATTGTGTATTTATGGTTAAGTTGACACAAAAACCCATTTCATGTATAATTAAAAAATGGACTATCAACAGCTAGCGTTGTTAAATCGATTAAGTGTGTGCGATAAAATAGTTCGCTCTTACCCTTTTGGACCGACAAAACGAGATCTTACAAAAATGTATACCAACGTTAAGTCATTGAATAACGAAAGAGACAAGGCCCTAGTAGAATGCCGTCGAGTTGGAGGATATACCAGCGAATACAAAAAAAAGCAGTCGGAATTAGAACTAGCATTGACAAATTTGGAAAGCTATATAACTATGGCAATTTTAATTAAACCGGAGTAAAAAATGGCAATTGTTGCTGGAATTAAGCTTAAAAAGAAAGAAGTTAAAATTCGTAATCCGCTATTTGCGGATGAAAAATACACAGGCCCTGAGCCAGAATGGCCTGCAGAGTCTGTGAATTGGCCTGACGATCAATTTGATAATCGTTTGCGTCGAAGTTTTTACTACTACAATTATTTTTATAATCAAAAAGATTGTAAAAAATATGTCACTGAATGGATAAAATCCGTTGGTACATGGGATAAGGAACAAATTAAAGCCTTTGATCGTGCTGGTGATCGTAGTGTGCCAATGACTACTTGCAGCCTGATTATGGCTCATAACGCCGGCATGACTTTTAGAGAAAGACATCTTACATATCTAACCAATTCGATCAATGAAGCTATCCGTGACGCTGAGCCAGAAAAAATTGAAGTTGTGGCTACAAAAATGGCTGAACCTTATAAACCAACAATTCAAGATAGACTTGCAGAAAAAACAAGTGAACTAATTGGCGAACTTGAGGGTTACTACGACGAAATTGATCAAACTGATGTAAAATTTTATGACTGGCTAATCAATAATAATGTAGTACAAAGTCAATTGGTAAAGTATGAAAATCTTTTTCAAAAACGAAAAGCCGAACTCGAAGATGCAAGGCAAAAAACTGATCCTCAATTGGTTGAAGGTTACAGTCATTATAAAGCCGCAGATTTTAAAAAACATATTAAATGGATCGAAGATCTATTGGCTGCAATTGAACAATATCGCTGTGTAAAAAAGGCAACAAAAAATGCAAGGGTTAAGAAATCCCCTAGCAAAGAAAAAGTTATTTCAAAACTCAAATACGCAAAAGAAGATAAACTCTTAAAAATTGTATCCATTAATCCTGCAGATATTGTGGGCTCGGCTGAACTGTGGATTTATAATAATAAAACTAGAAAACTTGGAAAATATGTGTCTGCTTCATATCAAACATTGTCAGTCAAGGGGACTACTATAATTGGATTTGATGCAGATAAATCTGTAAGTAAGACATTAAGAAAACCCGATGAGCAACTTAAAGAGTTTGCAAAAGCCGGCAAAATAGCACTGAGAACTTTTATGAAAGACATCAAAGCAGTGGAAACTAAACTCAATGGCAGAATTGGCACAGATATACTGCTGTTAAAAGCTAGTTAATTCCATAATGTATCGTTCAGTCCTGTTAGCTAAATATTGCTAACAGGACTTTTTTATGACAGAAGTTGTAATACAACCCAATTTACGAAACGATCAGAGCCTTAGAGTCAAGAGTCTCGACGGTCCAGGTTTTATTAGCCAGGAAAGTGCAATAGCGGCTAACGAACAGATTCAAACTCTTAATCAGCTTCGCAATGAAATGACTGATTACATCCGGCTACGACTAGGTGATCAGATTGTGGATGTTGAATTAGACAAAGAGCACTATGATCTTGCTATAAAACAAGCATTAACAAAATACAGACAGAAGGCATCAAACGCTGTAGAAGAAAGTTACGCATTTTTAGACCTGTTGCCCAATGTACAAGAATACATTTTGCCAAACAATATAATGGAAGTGCGACAGATTTTTAGACGAGGCATCGGTAGTACTACAGGAACCACCGCTAGTCAATTTGAACCATTTGCATCGGGATATTTGAACACTTATATGTTGGTTGCTGGCAGGGTAGGCGGATTAACAAACTACGAATTATTTGCTCAATATCAGGAATTAGCCATGATGATGTTCGGTGGCTATATTAACTATACATGGAATCGTGTGACTAAAAAACTCACTCTTGTGAGGAAAATTCCCTACGATGACGGTGTAGTGGTATCTCCAAATTCTGTTACCGCAGCAAATACAGTAGTAAACAGTGTCATTACAATTGTCCTTCCTGCTCCTCAAACGAAATTAAAAGTTAATAGCAGTATATACATACAAAATTGTTCTGTGCAAGGGTACAGCACACAATACAGAATACAAACTATCGACGCTACCAGCACTGTGATTACAGTATTAGCTAATCAGACTCTTGGTGCAGCCAGTGTAACTGGCACTGCTTTGCAAAGAACACAGATTTCTTTTCAAACATATCAGGATGAAACCAACGATTATCAGCCTGAAAGTGTGTTACTTTGGATTTACAATTATAAACCAGACAGTATGCTATTAAGTGATCCACAAGTTTACCCCTGGTTACAGGAATATTCTTTAGCATTTTGTAAAAGTATATTGGGACAAGCCAGAGGAAAATTTGCCAGTATTGCAGGACCACAGTCAGGTACTCAGTTAAATGGAGCAGCATTATTGGCAGAAGCTCAAGCCGAAATGGAGCAGTTAGAAAAAGATTTGGCAAATTATGTTGATGGATCAGAACCGTTGACATGGGTCATAGGTTAATGTAAAATAAGGACTCCTAGGAGTCCTTTTTATGATTATTGGTATTTGTGGTCTTATTGGTGCAGGCAAAGACACTGCCGCAGATTATTTGGTAAATTTTTATGGCTTTCGACGAGATAGCTTTGCAGCTACTCTTAAAGATGCAGTATCATCTGTTTTTGGGTGGAACAGGGAGTTACTAGAGGGTCGTACTAAAAACGCTAGGGAATGGAGAGAACAAGTAGATCCATGGTGGTCTGAACGTTTGAACATGCCCCAATTAACACCCAGACTTGTGCTACAGTTGTGGGGCACAGAAGTTTGTCGAAAAGGATTTCATGATGATATCTGGATTGCCAGCGTTGAAAATAAAATACGAATGGCCAAAGATAATATTGTGATTAGTGATTGTCGATTTCCCAATGAAATTCAAAGTATTCGTAATGCAGGCGGCCGTGTAATACGTATTGCTCGCGGCCCGGATCCGGACTGGTTTAATCTAGCACGTATTGCACCAAAGGAAATACAAAAAATATATCCAACAATTCATGCAAGCGAATACAGTTGGGCATCTACTAATTTTGATCTAATTGTAGACAATAACGGATCAATTGAAGATCTATACGATCAACTTAAAAATCTGGTGTAAGGGGACTTTCCCTCCAAGGCAACCTGCTGACTGCCACTTCTACCCTACAATTTAAACATAATGTTTTTAGATTTAGCGTAGACGTATTTTTAAGATTGCCGTCTATGTGAAAAACTGTCATTTGTTTTTCTGGGTACTTACCTCGATATCCACATTTTTCGCACACAGATTTTTTTCGATACCCCGACTTAAACCAATTTGGGGGTGTTGGCTTCAACTTTTTGCCTTTACGAATACAACTATCGCATAGTTTCCTATAATGATGTTGCCCTTCTTTTATATAATTTATTGCGGCTGGATTGGAATTACAGACTGCACATAAAGGTCTTTGCATCATATATTTATGAAACCTTTGCAAAGGGCAATCAAACAGCCCATATTTTATTTCTTTCGATAAATATCTTTACAGAATAATGAGGAAATGAAACATGGCATTAGTTTCACCAGGCGTACAAGTTACAGTTACAGATCAAAGCAATTATGCACCAACTGCATTAGGATCGGTAGCTTACCTTCTTGTGGCAACCGCCCAAAATAAAGTTGCCCCAGGTGGTACTGCATTAGCTGCTGGTACCTTACAAGAAAATGCAGGCAAGATTTATACCATAACTAGTCAAAGAGATCTAGTAACCACATTTGGCACACCAATTTTTAAAACAACATCCGGTGGTGCACCTATAAATGGGGACGAACAAAATGAATATGGCCTGCTGGCAGCATATAGTGCGTTAGGGGTCAGTAATATAATTTACGTACAAAGAGCTAACGTTGATCTGGGCGCATTAAGCGGAACAACTTCTAGACCCTTGGCAAATCCAAGTAACGGTAACTTATGGCTAGATGTTTCTAGCAGTGACTGGGGCGTATACGAATGGGTTTCTAGTACTCAATCGTTCTCTAAAAAATCAACTTCAGTGATCACAAATACAACCTATTTGCAAGGAGATAGTTTTACTCCAACAGCAAACATTGGACAAATTGGTGATTACACAGTTAACGCATACGATGCAAACAATCCAGTTTTTTATAAACGATTTGATAACACATGGCAGTTAGTAGGTAGTAAAGGATGGCAAGCGTCTGTGCCAACAGTTACTGGGACTGCAACTAATCCCGTAATTGCATCCACTAGTATTATTAGTATTAACAGTACTAATGTGACATTGACTGCGGCCTCTAACGTTTCTTCTGTTAACTCTGCAATTAACTCTGCAAGTATTACAGGTATTCAATCTCGTGTATTGAATGGACAAATTATTATTAGTGCCACAGCAGATGCTACTAATTCTGCATGTAATATTGTAAATGCAAATGGAACAGCGTTGACCACATTGGGTATTACTTCTGGCATTTATCCAGCTGCCGTAACAGCTATAGCACCTTATAATCAGATTCCAGAATGGCAAGGAAATGCATTTGTTGGAAAACCATCTGGATCTGTTTGGCAAAAAGCCAGTGCATTAGGCAGTGGAATGAATATGTCTGTTAAGGAATATAATAGTACAACAGGTGTGTTCACAGCAAGAACTGTAAACAATTATGCAAATGTGTTCACCGCAACTTACGGATTAGATCCTACAGGTGGTGGTTTAAACATTGCTCAAAGTACAGTTTTCAGTCAATATAATGCATTTGGAAATCTAACTTGCACAAACTATCTATGGCAACGTGTTAGCACAGGCTCAACAGTTGTTGTAGCTAATACTAATTCGGTGGTTGCACCAAGCGTAGGTAGTAACTTTACATTGCAAACAAGAGCTAATGCAACACTAGGAACGGTTACTTCATACAATGTAACAGTTACCACAGGCACCGTAGTTGGTTTTGTTCAAGCTGTACTTGCTGCTGCTATTCCTAATGTAACAGCAGACCAAGATGATTCGGGTGCAGTAAGATTAACACACACCCAAGGTGGTGATATGGTGTTCGTTGATGGGACAAGAACTCCGTTGGCGAATGTGGGTATTAATTCTACAGCAACAAGAGTTTATGCAAGCCCTGAAGTTGGTGACACTGCACTAGTAGGCACAAATTGGAAACCGTTGGAAGATGTAACTTATACAGCCAGTGCTACTCAACCTTATGTAGCACCAGCCAATAATTCATTATGGTACTACAATACTCCGACTAGAGCAGATATCATGGTAAGCAATGGGTCTGCTTGGGTAGGATACAGAACATTAAGTTCAGACATTCGCGGATACAATCTAACTCAAACAAACTCAACAGGGCCTATACTTTCTACAGAGGCCCCGACTAGCCAAGATGACAACACAGCTTTAGTTTACGGTGATTTGTGGTTAGACACCGGTGAATTAGAAAATTATCCAAAAATTTATAGATGGCAAAATGTAACCGGCGTTGATCAATGGGTATTATTGGATAATACAGATGCAGTCAGTCAAAACGGAATTATTTTTGCAGATACTCGTTGGGCAACAAGCGGGACTACAAGTCCATCATTGGATACTATTCCGACCATCGCAGCGTTATCTACAAGTAACTACGTTGATTTAGATGCAACAGATGCTACATTGTATCCACGTGGCATGCTGATATTCAATACAAGGGCCAGCGGATACAATGTAAAAGAATATAGAGTAAACTATTTTAATAGTACTTCGTATCCAAATGAATCCCTGCCTACTCAAAAAGATGCATGGGTAACAATAAGTGGATTCGATTCTAGCGGAGTTCCAAATTTTGGTAGAAAAGCCCCGCGTGGGGTAGTAGTTTCAGCTTTAAAATCTGCAATTGATAGCAGTACTGCACTTAGAGAAGATGCCAATAATTTTAATTTAATTTCTTGCCCCGGCTATCCGGAACTAATTCAAAATATGACTGTATTGAACGAAGATCGTGACAATACATCATTTATAATTGGAGACACTCCGTTGCGCTTACAGGGCACAGGAACATCAATTCAAGCTTGGGCGCAAAATTCCGAGGGAGTAACAGCAACCGGCGAAGGTGGTTTAGTTACTATAAATCCTTATGTTGGAATTTACTATCCGCAAGGACAAACTAACGATTTAAATGGTAATCCAGTGGTAGTGCCATCAAGTCATGCAGTAATAAGAGCAATTATTAAGAGCGATAACATAAGTTATCCTTGGCTAGCACCTGCAGGAACTCGCAGAGGGCTAATAGATAATCTTAATGCTATAGGATATATTGATTCTACAAGTGGCCAGTTTATTAGCATAGGTGTAACTCAAGGTTTAAGAGATGTGCTTTACACTAATAAAATTAATCCACTTACTTTCCTTCCAGGAAATGGATTGTTGATTTATGGACAAAAGACACTAAGTTCTACTCCTAGTGCATTGGACAGAATTAATGTTGCCCGTCTGGTTAACTATCTAAGACAAACATTAAATACTATTAGTAGACCGTTTGTATTTGAACCAAATGATCCTATTACAAGAAATGCAATTCTTGCAGTAGTAAACAGTTTATTAAATGATTTAGTGGCAAAACGCGGTGTCACAGACTACTTAGTGGTTTGCGACACAACAAATAACACGCCTGAGCGTATTGCCAGAAATGAGCTGTATGTGGATGTGGCAGTTCAACCAACTAAAGATGTTGAATTTATTTACATTCCTATTAGACTTAAGAATCCTGGGGAAATCCAGGATGGCAATTTAGCATCAGCATCAGCAGTAGGAACAGGAGCATAATATGGCAGTTTCATCGTTAACAAGATTTACAGTCCCATTGGGTGGTAACCAAAGTGCTACCAACCAAGGCTTATTAATGCCAAAACTCAAATTTAGATTTAGAGCTACATTTGACAATTTTGGCGTAAGTAATCCTAAGACAGAATTAACAAAGCAAATTATGACGTTTGCTCGTCCACAAGTAACATTTGATCCAATTGAAGTTCCTGTGTACAATAGCCGAGTTTATTTGGCTGGTCGTCCAACTTGGAATGCAGTTGCAGTATCATTACGTGATGATGCAGGCGGCAATGTTTCTAGATTAGTGGGCGAACAGTTACAAAAGCAATTCGACTTTATGGAACAGGCAAGTGCAAGCTCCGGAATCGATTACAAGTTCATGACTACACTAGAAATGTTAGATGGTGCAAACGGTACTGTTGAACCAACAGTGCTAGAAACATGGCAACTATATGGATGTTTCTTAACAGATGTGAATTATAATGACGTCGACTATGGTAGCAACGAGATTGTTACTATAACTATGAGTATACGTTACGATAATGCTATACAAACAACAGGCGGCGGAGTAGGCAGTCCTGGTATAACACAGTTTAACACTGCTGCTATTACAGGATAAAAAGAAATTCTTCACCCGCAAAGCTCGCTTCGGCGAGCTTTTTTATTGAATAAATATTAGTATGGCCTCATTATATAACGCTGATTTAAAACCTTTAGCTAAAGGGACGTTCACACATCCGTATGATCATGCAACTAAATTGTTTGTTGCAGATACATATAGATTAGCACCCAAGCAAAGTTTTTTATATTATGTTGTAATTAATATAGATCCAAGCCAAACTCAATTGGGTAGTGGATTTCTTGGGGGAGTTTTAAGTTTTGCTGATAGATTTCAAAATTTAGAAACTGGGATGTTAGTTAAAAGAGTTGACTTACCAAAATTTAGCATAGGTACCAAGACTCTTAATGCATATAATAGAAAAAATATTGTACAAACTAATATTCAATATGATCCAGTTAATCTTACTTTTCATGATGATGCAGCAGATGTAATTACAAATTTTTGGAATGATTATTATACGTATTACTATAGAGACAGTGATTATAATGTAAATGATTATTCCCGACCAGAGAAGTACGTGCCAAGAAACAAAATTGGGTGGGGTTATAGCCCAAGAAATAGTTCGGTACCGAATTTTATAAAAAATATCAGAATTTTTAGTTTACACAATAAACGATTTACTGAGTACCTTTTAGTTAATCCTATCATAACAGGTTGGCAACACGGTGAACATGATTCTTCAAATGATAGAAGTTTAATGGAAAACAAAATGACGGTGGCGTATGAAACAGTCAAATATTTTACTGGGTTTGTAAACCCAGTTAGCGTAGACGGTTTTTCGTTATTACATTATGATAATGCTAGTAGCCCAATTAGCACTAGTGTAACTAATATCTACACAGATGCAGGATTTTTAGGTGTATTAGATTCAGTTCCCAAAGATCTTAGAAAACCAGATGGATCAAGTGGTGCCGGCGGTCCGTTGTCTAGTCTATTGTCTATGTTTAGATTATATAATAATTTAAAAAATGTAAATCTCAAAACGGTAGTTGGAACAACTTTGGGCTCAATGGGTGTTGGTATTCTTAACAGTGCAGTTAATCAAGGATTGAATTATGTATTTCCTACATTAGGCGGCGGCCCTGCTGGTATTAACGGGTCAGGAGTCGTATCCGGTGGAGCAATAGGAAATTATCCTTATGCTAGCACTGTGCCTAATTTTGGTGCAACTATAGCAGGCAGTGCTGTTGGCGCAGTAACAGGTGCTGCTGTTAATGCAGTAGATGGTGGAATAAACTATGTAAGTTCTCAGATAAATCGCGGAATTAATAATGCAGTAAGTGGGATATTCCCTGCAACTGTTGGTAGTACCGCGGTAACAGACGTAGTAGACAACACAGGTCGGGTTATTGTAAATGCTTCTTCACTGCAACCAGTTACTGGAACTGCTACTGCTGTTTATTATGATAGTCAAGGTAATGCAATATCCAAAATACAAGTATCTGGTACACAGTCGGGCAGCTATAATCCCAGCAACTTAAGTGAAAATTTATTGTATGCACAAACAGTTACAGATCCGTCAGGTCAAGAAATTATTGTTAATCAATACCGCGACGGAACACAAGTCAGGTATGATTCAGTAACAGGCAACACTTTACAAGTTATTCCAGGTTCAAACAGTAATAACGTCATAGGATTGCCAAATCAAAATATTAATACAAATCCAATTGACTCACGAACTCTGGCAGCACAGGGAGTTATGTCTCCAGCAAACAGTGTTCAGTATAGAACAGATCCTACAACTGGATTAGTGTATACTGTGGGAAATAGCACGTCTGCATTGTTTACTAATACTCTTGCCGGAGCAACCGGCGCTGGGGCAGGGCTATATGCTGGCCAAAGTTTATATGGTGCATTGAACAACACTGGTCTAGGAAATTCTGTTATTGGTCGGGTTGTGTCTGGCGCGGTATCTACAGCAACAGGAGCAGCCGTAGGTCGTGCGGTTAATAACGGATTACAAGTTATAATTAACAAGGCAACAGGCGCAGTAACACAGGGATTTGATTCCGCAACAGGACAAATTAGAAACGTTGCAAGTACATGGACCGGATCGGGCGGATATAACGCAACTACACCACTGGATAATACTGTATCTAAACAAATATTTGATGACGGGTCTTCATTGTTTGTATATAAAGATGGAACGGTTCGCGCTATTAGTACAGATGGTAAAGAAACATTGACCCCAGGATCAAATGACACTGGCCTGTTAAGCTTCTTCAACAAATCACCAGGACAAAATACAGACTCGGCTGCTATAGAAGCGCCATATGGTGGTTTATGGACAGATGGTAGCGGAAATCCAATATATACTGGTTCAGGGGACTACTTATACTATGGAGACCCTTCGCTTCAGCCTACTGCACTTACAGAAGAGCAATGGAACTCAATGAATCAATCCGCAATTGATAGCATAAATGATATAGTAGCACAAGACGTGGCCAATGGTGTTGATTTGTCTGGCCCCAGCGATCAAGCTATATGGGAAAATAATCAAAGTTTAGGTGATTTCGATGGATAATAACAGTATGGATCAATTAAGTCAATTACAAGTATCAGGCCCAACAAATCTTAATAGTTCGGGATTGACTAAAACTACAAAATATTTTAACAATTATTTTGACCCTTCTTTGGAATTAAATCAAAATATCAATGATGCTATATTGAGTTATTTTCAACAACAGACTGATAATATTGAAAGTGCAAAAATACTTGTACAAGCAGTAATTGAAACTGCACAGGCACAGAGAGAAGATCCGTTAACAGTTCTTAGTTCTTTTCAAAGCATGTCCTCATCAGACTTATCGGCGGCACTGGCTTTATATCTAAATATTTCTAGAGTGAATACCAGCTATCTTGGAATAAAGCAGCAACCGACAACAAATTCTTATGTAACTAGATCTATAGTGTCATGAGCAAGTACAGTCAGGGAAAATACACAGTACAAAATCCTACCAAATATGTTGGAAAGCGAGAACCGACATATAGGTCAAGTTGGGAATTTGCTTTTATGAGATTTTGTGATAACAATCCCGCAGTAGTACAATGGGCCAGCGAAGCCATTCATGTTAATTATAAAAATCCATTTACTGGAAAAAATACAATTTATGTTCCTGATTTTTTAATCATTTATGTTGATAAAAACGGTAAAAGACATGGTGAAGTGATTGAAGTTAAACCAACTAAAGAAACAACAATGGAAGCTGCAAAGAGTATAAGAGATAAAGCAGCAGTAGCTCTTAATATGTATAAATGGGACGCCGCAAGAAAATTCTGTGCTGCACAAGGGTTAACATTCAGAGTAGTTAACGAAACCGATATTTTTACTGGTACTAAAAAACGGTAAATACCGTTACTATGACACGAAAATTAGAAGAATTATTCAATCTGCCAGACAACATTCCTGAAGACTTAACTCACGAACAAGCCTCAGTTGCACTAGAAGAAAAAAAAGCAGTATTTGCAGATATTGACAAAGCCATTGACAAAATAGACGAAGCGTTGCCCCATGTTAAAGGATTAGATGCCAGCGATCAAGAAATGGACGAACTAGCAAAGCTTGCCAAAGATAAATTTAACGATTTAATGGATTTGGGGATGAACATGGAAGCAAGATTCAGTGGACAGGTGTTTCAAACAGCTGGCGTGTTACTGGGTCATGCAATTACAGCAAAACAAGCCAAATTGGATAAAAAATTAAAAATGGTTGATTTGCAACTTAAAAAAATGAGGCTGGACCATCAATTAAAACAAGATGGTGCTGTAGGCGAATCAATTGACGGGCAAGGTGTAGTATTAGATCGAAATGCTTTACTGGCTCAGATATTAAACAAGCCCAAGCAATAATTGCCAACTTTTAATAAATATCGTATAATGGGAATTAAAATGAAATCGTTTAAAGCTTATCTCACAGAAAGTCATAAAACGTTTGATTTCAGAATCAGATTGGCCTGCGAACTTCCAGACGATCTGATAGGAAAAATTAAAACTGTTTTAGAGGCATATAAATTAGATTCTATCACCAAACCTAAACGTTTGCCAATTCAAGAAAATCCAGAATTTCCTAATATGGGTCCTGTTGAAATTCATATTATGGATGCAAGTTTTCACTATCCTTGTAACGACGAACAAGTTAAGGTATTGATTGCAGAACGTGCAGGAATTAATTTATCTTGTATTAAAGTTACTCCTAAAAATAGTCCATATGAAGCTGCCAAAGAAGGTTTAGAACAAAGTAATATTGGTGGTAAACCAGGTGACTCGGTATTACTACAAGATAAAATGGAAAGAGAACGTCCTGGCAAAGACGGAGAAGCTCTAGTAGGCGATGCACGTATACCTAATTTAATTAAAGAATTAGAAGAAACTAGAAAATACCAATATCCCGAAACTGCTGGAGGCAAAACACCTGTAGCAAAAACAACCAACGAATTACCGCAAGGCAGCGCAAGTCCAATCGGTACACACAAAACTAAAATAATTAACCCACGTGGTATGAAAGCAGGAAACGGAAAATAATCATGAGCGATAACATTTATAACATTCTAAATAATTTTAATAAAGTAGCTCAAGAGCCACAACAGCCTGCTACACAAACACAGCCCAAAGCTAAAACACGATTACAAGAAAATATGGATCGGGTACTAGCAGAGAAGTACATGGGATTTAAGAAAACTGTGGCCGCTGTTAAAAAAGGCGGTAGCGCAGAAAATCCTGAAGCTGTGGCTGCTGCGATTGGCCGTAAGAAGTATGGCAAAGAAAAATTTCAAAAAGCCGCTGCTGCTGGCAAGAAATTGGGAGAAAGTGAAATTGATAGTTCCAAGATGAATAAACAACATCAGGATTTTTATGCTAAGAACCCACATTTCAAGAAGGGTGATAAAGAAGTTGTTGATGTTGGTCGAACACCAGGGAAGAGTAGCCTGGCAACTAAAGTCACACCATCTAAGACTTCTACAGTCACCAAAAAGCCAATGACATCTTTTGGTAAAGGTGTGGCAGAAGAAAATTCAAAAAACAAATATTCTAACTTATCTAACCGTGGAGTAAATCGTGGAATAAATCGTGCCGCTGATGATTTTGACAGAATGATGGACCTTGACCAAGTAGAATCACCACATTATAAAACACAACATCAACAAGATACAAAGCAAAGACTAAAAACAAAATCAATGGCAGGTACTAAAGGCGTATTGCCCGAGGGCAACGACGGCAATTTAGCTAACAATGCCAAACCATATGACAAAGTAACACGGGGTGATGTTGTTGCTGGCCGGTTGGGTAAAGACGAAATGGGCGGTAAGAAAAAGAACATTCAGAAATCGAACTATAAACGTAAAGTAGAAGAAGCAATAAAAGCTATGATGGAAGCAGGCTTTACCAAAGAACAAATTGTTGAAGGTTGGGACGACATGATGAAAGCTGTGGCTAATCGTAATACCGACATGAAAACCGGCGAAAAGCGTCAAGGTGCTAAAGGTGAAATTGAAAAAACTGCCAGCGGTATAAAGCATACACGTCGTTACGATCGTAAAACTGGTGAAACAGAAACGGGTAGTGATGGTGAGCAAGTGAAACGTAGTCGCGGCCGCCCTAAGAAATCACAATTTGAAAGTGCGTCAAAAGATTCAACAACTATTAATAAAATGATTGTTGAAACTTTCAAAGATATTATTGAAGGTAGTATTCAGGGCGGAGTATGGACTAGTAACCCACCAAAGAAGGGACAACCTAATGTACCAGTTCCGCAAAATATAGATGGCGGAAGTGTGTCTCCTGCTCCAAAAACACCTTCAAAAACCGCACCATCTGAACCAGAACCTCCAATGGGATCTATTAAAGGCGGAGTATGGACCAGTGAACCTCCTAAGTCAGGTGAAAAAGGCGTACCTGTTCCAGTCCCTGTTGATGAAGCTGACATGGAAGAAGGCAATTATTTCAGTGGACAACTAGCCAAGGCACGTGCTGCTGGTAAAAAGCAAGCAGATTTAGACGGCGATGGGGACATGGAACCAGTTCGTGAAAATGAAGAAGAAGTAAATGAGGCTAAGTGCATGGAATGCGGCATGTTGGAAAGCAAATGCAAGTGTGATGATAAAGTGTCTGAATCCTTAAATCTATTCCGCAGACTGGCAGGATTGAAAGAATGCGGCATGAGCCCGGTTGCTGGCTACGCACAAGATATGCAAGACAGTCAAGGTAACATGAATATCAGTACTAATATGAACAGCGACGGTACTAAGAGCGTAACTATTTCAGCTGATGGCAACTCTGCATTAGAACTAATGCAAATGCTAAAACTAGCAGGCATGGCCGGCGGTGACATGCCGCAAGAAAAACCAGAAGGTGTCATGGTTGTTAGTACAGGGGACGACGAAGAGTTAAGTGAAAGAATGCCTTTGCCTAAAATAGGAGCTGACGGTCAACCAGATCCAGCTGATATGCAAAAATTACAGCAAGCAATGACTAGCAGGCAACAACAGAGCCAAGAGCTAACAAAACAAAATGCATTAAATACAGCCAAACCAGAAACTTCAAACCCGGCAACTCAAACGTCGTCAGAAGCTCCACCCCCAGGACTTCCACAGAAGACAGTCGATGTTCCAGAAGAGCAGGAAGTGGATGAAGCCAAAGACGAACGTTATCATGCAAGCACTACTCCAGAGGAGCACGTAATGCCTGTACAAGTACAAACCAAAGGTGGCAACGGTGATGTGGCTGGTAAAGAAAAGAAAATGACTCCTGATGGTTATCAATTTGGTGACAATCCTCAAGCTATGAAAGAAAGTATGAGTTTAAAATTGATTAAAGAATACGAAACTATTAAGGTAAAAAAATGAAAATACGTGACGTTATTGTAGAAAGCAATATTAAACTAGGCGATAGCTTCGATATCGAATTAGGTAATATAGTTATCGAAACTGGCATTGTCGGTTTCATGCCAGATGGCGTCATAGTAGAAGCTGATCAGAAAACAATGACTCTACTAGGTATTAGTGGTGCCTTGTTTGAAAGTGTAAACTTGCCAGAAGTAAGTTTAGGTGGGTATCAGAAAAAAGCTGCTATGGGTAAAGCTATGGCACAAATGAATGCTGCATTTGCTGCCAGCCCGGAAGATCGTGAAAAGAATCTTGCAATTGCTAAACGTCGGGATCAAGGGTTAACCAGAGCTAAAACTAGATCCAATAAGATACTAGCTGCTCAAAGAGAAAAGGCACAAGTAGATGCATTGACTCAAGACAGAGCAAATTTACCACAACTAAAAGCAGCATTGGCCAAGTTGGAAAGAGAATTTGATCCGGCATTCGAATACAGCGACGATTATAGTTTTTGGACAATGCAAAAAGGAATCAGAGATAATATTCGTGTATTGCAGCAGCAAATCGCCCGTGCAAGTCAACAGGATGTAAGTGAAGGTCGAATGGCTGAAGTTGATGGGGTATTTCAAAATTTAGCAAACGGTACTATGGATATCTATGATGTTATGAATAATCCACAGGATGCAGTTGAGAAATATGTATCTGAAAAATTACAAGACATGTACGACAACATTTCTATAGATAATCGTTTACATCCAGATGACGACTTTGAACAAATCATTGACATCATGGGAGAACAACTTGCTGATGAATATGGCACAGACGAAATGCAAGAAGCAAAATATCAAGGTAGGGAAGTTGCATTAGGTAAGCCGACGGCAGGTGACGTTAAAAAATCTAAAGTTTATGTTCGCGGACCAAAAGGTAATGTTGTAAAAGTTAATTTCGGCGATAAAAAAATGCGTATTAAAAAATCTAATCCCGCACGCCGTAAAAGTTTTAGGGCCCGTCACAATTGTGCTAATCCAGGCCCACGTTGGAAGGCACGTTACTGGTCTTGCAGAGCTTGGTAATGAAAATAAAAGATATAATCTTAGAAGATACAGTGGGCAAGTTACCCTCACGTCTTCAACAGTCTACAGTTGGATTAACAAAGTTTCGGGATAAACAATTTGCTGATCGAATCTATGAGCTAAATCGAGTTATGATGGCTGTAGCTGGCGCAGACGGCGTTAATCCTTTAATAATCAATGTCGATTCCGAATCTTGGGCAGGCAGAAATAACCTTGCTTTTCCTTATACCAGCGAAGAGCAAGCCATGCTAAAACAAGCTTTCGACACTATAGGCACTCATTATGAGGATTTAAATCACGGTGACTTAAAAAGTCAGGAATTAAAAAGCACTAATAAAATAAGTCCCGTAGCTAAACCAAAGAAAAATAAATTTGGTGTATGAAAATTTTTGAAGTAATAAAAACTCGAGAAGATAATGCTGATGTGGATTTAACTCCTACTTCGGGCTCGCCGATGAATTTCAATCGCGGCAAAGCAGAGACTGGTATTATCACAGTACCCGATAAAATCAAAGACGATCCAGCTGCACAGGCTGCACCGATAGTTCAAAAAGGTCTTGAATTGCCTGCTGATCATCCGTGGAATATATTACACGGCGATCCTACAGTAAAGCAACCTGCTGTGCCGATTGGAAAGCCGACCCCTAAGTTTACTACAACATAATGGACGATCTAGCTCAACTTAAACTATTGGCTGGCATTACTAATCGTCCATTGATGCAGGAATACAAATTAGGAGTTCCTGAAAGTAACATAAGTTATACTGGCACAGAAAAAGCTAAACTTATGAAAAAGCATAAAATAGAACCAGGCACGAATGCCTGGTTTAAACTCTGGTTTTCTAGGCCATATCTTACTGGCGAAAAACCTATCTAAGTCTTTGGCTTAATGCCCAAATATTGATACCAACTCTCGTGTCGCACCTGTATAGGCCGTTCCTTCCATTTTTTAATTAATTGGAAGTGATCTGGCTTGTATGGTGTGCGTAGTGGTTTAATCAGATTGTGTCCTTTTTTGTGATTACAATTTTTACAAGCTGTTACACTGTTTTCCCAAGTAGTCTTACCTCCTTGAGCACGTGGGATTACGTGGTCTAGAGTAAGTTCTTTATGCTCGAAAACTTCACTACAGTACTGGCATTGGTACATGTCGCGCAAGAACATGTTACTACGGGAAAACTTTGCTGACTTTTTAAAGTGAAAATATTCTTTGGTAACTGCAACACAGGGCACATTCATGCTGAAATGTTCACTACGGATTACCCAGTTTTTATATTCTTCAACCACAGTGATGCGATCCAAGAAATATAGTTTGACAGCATGTTGCCAACCGATAACACTTAGAGGTAACACTGAAATTGGATTGTAGTCGCTATTCAACAGCAGTACGTCAGACATTTTGAACTCACAAAGTTAATACCATAAATATAGTATAACATATTTAATCTATTTTTGCAATCAAAATGTCTAAACCATTAGAATCTGTCCTCGTTAAAAAACCAAATGTTAAACAGTCGTTTACTGAGGAGCAGATTCATGAGGTCATTAAATGTGCAGATCCGATAAATGGTCCTCAGTATTTTTTAGAAAACTATTTTTATATACAGCATCCTACCAAAGGAAGATTACGATATCACCCATTTGATTATCAATCTAGACTAGTAGAAACGTATCATAATTACAGATATTCAATATCATTGATGCCTCGACAAACGGGCAAGTCAACAACAGCCGCAGGGTATCTGTTATGGTATGCTATGTTTGTGCCCGACAGTACTATTCTTGTTGCAGCTCACAAATACACTGGCTCTCAGGAAATTATGCAGCGTATCCGATATGCATACGAAAGTGTCCCGGATTATATTCGAGCAGGTGTAACTAGTTATAATAAGGGCAGTATAGATTTTGACAACGGTAGTCGAATAGTAAGTGCTACCACAACAGAAAATACTGGTCGTGGTATGAGTATATCCTTATTGTATTGCGATGAGTTTGCGTTTGTACGACCCAGTATTGCCAGCGAATTTTGGACTTCAATCAGTCCCACTTTAGCAACAGGGGGTAAGTGCATTATAACTAGTACACCAAACAGCGATGAAGATCAATTTGCACAAATTTGGCGCCAAGCAAATAAGTGCGTCGATGCATACGGAAATGAAACAACATTAGGCGTTAACGGATTTAGGGCATATAGAAGCAAATGGCAAGAGCATCCTGACAGGGATGAAAAATGGGCAGCAGAAATGCGTGCCCAATTAGGAGAAGAACGTTTCCGTCGAGAAATGGAATGCGAATTTATTATTTACGACGAAACACTGATTAACCCTATCTTTTTAACTGAAATGTCGGGAATAGATCCGTTGATTAAACAAGGGCAGGTTCGCTGGTATAAAAAACCAGAACAAGGAAATGTTTACATAGTTGCACTAGATCCTAGTTTAGGCACGGGGGGCGACCCTGCTGCTATCCAGGTATTAGAAATGCCCAGCATGAAGCAAATCGCAGAATGGCAACATAATAAAACATCGGTGCAAACACAGGTAAAGATATTATCTGAAATAACAAAGACATTAGCGGAAACTACAAAATCAAATAATGACGTTTATTACAGTGTAGAAAACAATACCCTCGGTGAAGCGGCACTGGTAGCAATTAGCGAATACGGAGAAGAAAATATAAAAGGTATATTTTTGAGTGAGCCAAAAAAAGTAGGATCTAATCGAACTTATAGAAAAGGATTCACAACAACTAATAAATCAAAATTATCTGCTTGTTCCAAATTTAAAAATCTAGTAGAAACTCGGAAATTACATATTGCAAGTAAAGCACTGGTAAGTGAGTTAAAAACTTTTATAGCAGCTGGAAGCAGTTATGCAGCTAAAATAGGAGAAACAGATGATTTAGTAATGGCTATGTTGTTAGCTGTTCGAATGTCTATGTTCTTGCGAGAGTTCGATCCCAATTTGGATGAAAAACTTAAAGATTCTAGCGATGAAATTTTGATGCCTATGCCCTTCATAATGATTTGATAAATATAATACTATGGTAGAAATTGAAAAAGTAGCTGAAAATTTATTTGATAAGATTCGCAGTCGATTCGACGCGGTAAACATCGGTGATGAAAATGCCAAAGCCACACTAGATCCCACACGGGCTAGATTTTTTAATTTTGATTATGTCATAAACGACAGAAATTTAGGCAATATTACTATAAGTTTGGTTGATTCAAACAACTTAAAGGTATTCTTTGACAAAGACATTGACAGTGAAATGTCTTCGGAAGAAAAAACAGTATGGTATAACTTTTTAAAGTCATTGAGATTGTTTGCAAAAAGAAATATATTAAGTTTCGATGTTAGGGATATTGCAAAAAGCGGCCTTAATTTAAGAGATTTGAAACATGCAAATAAAAATGCAGAAATATTAGATAAAGAAGATATTAAGGTAACAGAAAGTAAACTTTACGGAACAAGCAGAAGTAGTTACCAGAAACTCGAAAATGTAAAACTAATTGTTCGCCATAGCAAACCTATTGTAGATGAAACTATTCCTGGTGCAAGAAGTCGAAATATCGAATCGTTCTACATTGAAAATTCCATTGGGGAACGTTATCGTTGTCCCGAAGGCACTACAATAAATGGCGCACGTGCCTTGGCAAGACATGTCAAGAACGGCGGTCAGCTCAATGATGATTTTGGAAAACATATTAGTAAACTTTTAAGTGAAATGAACGCACTTAAAACATTTACAAGAAATATGCGTGGCCGAACATTTGAAGACATGGAAACTACTCAAATGGTCAACAGTGCAATAGATCATTATGGTAGATTGCACAGAGATTTACATACACTTCGTGGTCAACGTGGGTACGAACAGTATAAAACATTATGGCAACCTGAAATCATTGACGAAAATGAAATTGACTTGAACTCTCTGAGAGAACGTTTTACAAGAAAAATTTTCGATGATAGACTTATGGATGCGTTACCAGTTGTGTATAAAGCTTATAGCAAATATAAAAATCGTGTCGGGGAAGAATTTGAGTCATGGGCCAACGAAATGTTGGAAACATTAGACAATCCAATCGATGTCCAAAATAAACAACATGCTCAACAGAATCAGGACATCGAAGAAGAAGATGAGAGTCCCAGCCCATTTGCAAATCAATTAAGCAATCCAAGGGATGATGAAGATCAATTTGATAACGATATAATTGATTCTAATGTAGATAATTTATTAAAAAATAACGGATTTGAATTTAAATTCCAAAATAATGTTTATTACTTTGAAAGCAAAGAAGAAGTTGAAAGAGCAAAAGACATAATTGCAGCTTGGAATCCTGATTTCAAATTTCCCCGCATGGGCGTATACGGATACGGATACGGCAGCCACGGAAGCACCACTGCTGACAGAGAAATTGGCAGTTACAGTAATGGTGTAATGGAAGAGTTAGGAACTAATCTTCTCAAACAATTAGCTGGTATTACCAAATAACTTGAATTCTATCCCTAGTACAGTTATACTTTAGTTGTGCTAAACAAAAATTTTACTTTTAGTCTTGACAAGATAAATACAATTGTTATATACTGCAACGGTGCAGTGTACATCTAGGCACAACAAAGACCATCTTAAATTTATAGGAGAACATTATGGCAACATCTTTAGCAGAAATTCGTGCAAAACTTCAAGCACAAGAAAACAAGGGACAAGGATCCCAATCAGGCGGTGACAATGGCATTTATGCCCATTGGAATATCCCAGAAGGTACTACAGCTCGTGTACGTTTCCTTCCAGACGCAAATATAAAAAATGATTTTTTCTGGGTCGAACGACTTATGATTAAACTGCCGTTTGCTGGCGTAAAAGGTCAAGTTGATAGCAAACCCATTTTTGTACAGGTGCCTTGTGTTGAAATGTGGGGCGAAGCATGTCCTGTCCTTGCAGAAGTTCGTACTTGGTTCAAGGATAAGAGTCTTGAAGAAATGGGTCGTAAGTACTGGAAGAAACGCAGTTATGTCATGCAAGGCTTTGTACACGAAAATCCTCTCGCTGATGACAAACCCACAGACAATCCAATTCGTCGATTCATTATCAGTCCTCAGATTTTTAATCTTATTAAGAATGCTTTGATGGATCCTGAGTTGGAAAACTTACCAACTGACTACGAAGCTGGCCTTGATTTTAGCGTTAAGAAAACCAGTAAAGGCGGATATGCTGACTACAATACTAGCACTTGGGCACGTAAAGAATCGGCACTGACTTCTGCAGAACTGCAAGCAATTGAAAAATTTGGATTGTACAATCTAAATGACTTTTTGCCTAAAAAGCCATCTGATTCAGAACTAAAAATCATCAAAGAAATGTTTGAAGCCAGTGTAAATGGTGAACCATACGATGCTGATAAGTGGAGTGCTTATTATAAGCCAGCTGGAATGGCTAGTACTGCTGGCAGCAAACAGTCCAATGACGAATCAGCTCCTGTTGTAAAACCGGTCACTGAATCCCGCCCAGCACCTGCGGCAACACACGACGAACCTCCATTTGAAGTGGATGAGCCAGAAGTCACTGCACCAGTAACGGCAGCTAAACCTGCTAGTCAACGTGCAGAAGATATTTTGGCAATGATTCGCAATCGTCAGAAGTAAAATACGGCTCGGGCCTCTACAGTTAATACTGTATGCCCGAGTTATCTATTAGGAGTATAATTATGGCTAAACCGTTTGACCTATCTAAATTTAGGAAACACATAACAAAAAGTATCGAAGGTCTCAGCGTTGGATTTAACGATCCAACAGATTGGATCTCAACTAACAACTACGCACTCAATTATCTTATCAGCGGAGACTTTAACAAAGGTATTCCGTTAGGTAAAGTAACTGTGTTCGCTGGTGAATCCGGTGCAGGCAAATCATTTATTTGTTCTGGCAACCTTATTAAAAATGCACAGGCACAGGGCATTTACCCTATCCTTATTGACACAGAAAACGCCCTGGATGAAAAGTGGTTGCATGCCTTGGGTGTTGACACTTCGGAAGAAAAATTACTCAAGCTAAACATGGCCATGATTGATGACGTGGCCAAGATGATTTCAGAGTTTGTCAAGGAATATAGAACTCTCCCCGAAGATAACCGTC